AGATTGGTCACACGGTAAGTGGAACAGGTGTAAGTGGTACACCGCAAATATCTGCTATTAATTCACCAACTAAAATAACATTAACTACAGCACAGAGCATTGCAAATAATACTAGTTTAACATTTACTGCTAACAAATTTAACTTATTTGCCCAGGTACAACCTACGTTAACCTTATATAGAGGAAACACTTATATATTCCATCATCCAAGCGGACATCCAATTAGATTTTCAACCACAAATGATGGAACTCATGGAGCTGGGGGTGTAGCATATACAACAGGGGTAGTAACAGATACAACTACTACAACTGGTCAGGTAAATGGTGCAGTTAATAATAGTGTTAATGTTACATTAACTGCTTCGAATACAAATATAAAAGTTGGTGATGTAGTTACTGCTACAGGAATTAATACTACTGTGGCTAACATCGATGGTAATGCATTAACCCTCTCTGCTGCACAAAGTATTGCAAATGGTACCACACTAACATTTACAACATCTAGGACATTATTTTCGCCAGTGGAAAACACCCCGGAAAATCTGTTCTACTATTGCGCTAACCACGCTAAGATGGGTGGACAGGTAATAGTATTAACATCGTAATGGATATATTATGGACAAAAAAGACAAGCTACAAAAGTCACTAGAGAAAAATCTTCCTGGAATCAAAAAGTCGGAAGTAATTATCGCAGATAAAGAAAAGAAAGATATTAAAGATGATTATGAACTGGCAAGATCCACATATAAAGACTTAATTAATACGGGCATGCGCTCGCTCGACGTACTCGCCGAGCTCGCCCGCGAGAGCGAACACCCGCGGGCGTTCGAAGTTTTAAGTAGAGCTATTAAGGATGTAGCTGATACTACTGATAAACTTATGGAATTACAGAAGAATAAGAAAGCTTTAAACAAAGAAGAAGTTGAAGAAGAAAAGAAACGATTGGTAACTAATAACAATTTATTTGTAGGAAGTACAGCTGATTTACAAAAGATGATATTAGATAAAGATTTTATTGATGCAGAGAATTAAGAATAACGAATTTGGTTATCTAGGTAATCCCAATGTAAAACGGGATGGCGTAGAAACAGAATTCAGTAAGAAGGAAATACAGGAGTACATGAAGTGTATGAAAGATCCTGTATATTTTGCTAAGAAGTATGTTAAGATTATATCTTTAGATGAAGGATTAGTACCATTTAATCTATATCCTTATCAAAAGAAGATGTTTAAACACTTTAATGATAATAGATTTAGTATAGTGTTAGCATGTAGACAGAGTGGTAAAAGTATATCTAGTGTGGTTTATATACTCTGGTATGCAGTATTTCACCCTGAAAAAACTATAGCTATACTTGCGAACAAAGGTGCGGTAGCTAGAGAAATGTTAGCACGTATAACATTGGCTCTAGAAAACTTACCTTTCTTTTTACAGCCAGGAACTAAGGCATTAAATAAAGGTTCATTAGAGTTTAGTAATAATTCTAAGATATTAGCAGCAGCAACCTCTGGAAGTTCTATAAGGGGTTTATCTATTAATTTATTATTTTTAGATGAGTTTGCTTTTATTGATAATGATGCACAATTTTATACATCAACATATCCGGTGGTATCAGCAGGTAAAGATACACAGATTATAATATGTTCAACTGCAAACGGAATAGGTAATGTATACCATAAGCTATGGGAAGGTGCAGTACAAGGAACAAATGATTATAAGCCTTTCAGAATAGATTGGTGGGATGTACCAGGAAGAAATAAGAAATGGCAAAAAGAAACTATTTCAAATACTTCTGAATTACAATTTGAACAAGAATTTGGTAATACTTTTCATGGAAGAGGTAATACATTAATTGATGCTAATTATCTGCTTTCACAAAAAAGTCAAGAACCAGAACTAATAAAAGAAAATGCTTGGATATACGAACAGGCATTAGAAGGTCATGAGTATATAATGACCGTGGATGTTGCAAAGGGAAGAGGACAAGATTATAGTACATTTACTATTATAGATGTAAGTGTAGAACCTTTTAAACAAGTAGCTACTTTTAGAGATAATAATTTATCTCCTATGCTATTTCCTGATGTTATATACAAATATGCTAAGAGTTATAATGATGCATACGTCATTGTAGAATCTAATGACCAAGGCGCAGTAGTTTGTAATGGATTATATTATGATTTAGAATATGAAAATATATTTGTAGAATCATCTGTGAAAGCAAATGCTATTGGTGCTACAATGACTAGACGGGTAAAACGTATTGGATGTTCTACAATAAAAGATTTAATAGAACAGAAAAAACTAGAAATCGTGGATGCTAATACTATAATAGAAATGAGTACATTTGTTTCTAAGGGTAATTCTTTTATGGCTATAGCACCTAACCACGATGACTTAATGATGAATTTAGTTTTATTTGCTTGGTTTACTACAACCGATATATTTAGATCATTAACCGATATTGATATGAAAGATATGTTATATAGGGAAAGATTAGCAGCAATACAAGATGATATGCTTCCTGTTGGTTTCTTAGGTGAGAAATCTGAAGAGCATAAATATACTAAAGACAAAGATGGAAACGTATGGTTCGAGGACGATACAAAATTTATAAACTGGTAATATGAAATTTAAAGACTACATAGATCCTAAGCCGACAATCGAATACGAGGATGATCTCGCGGAGAAGGTAGTATTTGAAAAAGACCCTTCCAAGTTACATTGTATTGTTCTTGGGTTAGGTGATGAAGAAGGAACATTCGCTGATATAGTTGGTAAGATAACTAAAAAACGTGGAATGAAATTTACATTAATAAATGTAGAAGAAGCTTATATATCAAACGCAGATGTAGATTTAGGTTCTGTTGTTTTTCAAAATTATGATGGTGAAGATAGTGAAGTAGAAATTAGTAGAGAAAATTCAATTGTATTCGTAAGAGCCGGAGCTATACAAACTTTAGTATCACAGTCTCTGGTATCAACATTAGGTACATACGGTTTCTTTATGGTTAACGATTTAGAATCTATGATGTTATGTGATAACAAAATGTCAAACGTAATTGCTCTAGATCGTAATAATATACCTACACCTAAATCATCTGTTATAACAAATGTTAAATCAATAGAAAGCGCACATAAAAAGATTGGTGGTAAATTTCCAGTAGTTATTAAAACATTAACTGGTACACAAGGTGTTGGTGTTTCTATAGCAGAGAGTAAACAATCATTAGTTTCTGTTTGTCAATCCTTATGGAAATATGAAGCACAGTTATTAATCCAGGAATATTTACCTTTAGAATCAGATATAAGAACATTAGTTGTAAATGGTAGAATATTAGGAGCAGCAGAAAGAGTTAAACAAGATGATAAAGAGTTTAGAAACAATGTCCACTTAGGTGCAAAAACTAGGCCATATAAACTATCAGATGAAGAAAAAGAACTCGTTAAACAGTCCGCACGTGCGACTGGCGCACTATATTGTGGTGTTGATCATTGTAAAGTTGGAAAAGATTATTACATATTAGAGATAAATGGTTCACCTGGTATTCGTTCACACTTTAATGGTTATGATTTAGAAGATGGTAAATCTATAGGAAAAATTAACGATCAGCAGGTATTGGCTAATATAATAGATCATTTTATACACGAATTACATAGGAAACCACTATTTAGAACAGAGTGTGGTTATATAGAAAGAATAACAATCGAAGGGTTAGATCATCCAATACGGGGTAAGTTTGACACTGGAAATGGTACAAATGCTAGTATGCTACATGTAGATAAACTAGAAATAGAAGGCGATACAGCTATATGGGAAAAGAATGGTAATAAATTTAAATCCGAAATAGTAGATGTATCAATAGCTAGGAGATTACCAACAGTCCAGGAAAAAAGACCAGTTATAGAAATGACTGTTAATTTTAATAATAAATCATACCCAAATACAAGGGTTGGTTTAACTACAACTGATTCTGCTTCGGAAATGTTATTAAATAGAGATTTAATGACTACATTTAAAGTTGCAGTTAACCCAAACAGGAGATTTATTCTATCTGATCACGTCGGTAAAGAAGATAGAACCGACACTTAGAATTTCGATAAGTATAAATAAACATATTGAATATAACCGTATTATGAGACATATTAACTAACTCAAAAAGAGGATAAAGCGATGGCATTTCAAGTATCACCAGGCGTTGAGGTCAAAGAGATCGACGCAACTAGCGTGATTCCAGCAGTATCTACCAGTATTGGCGGATTTGCAGGATCATTTAACTGGGGTCCGGTGGGAGAAATCAAAACAGTGGGTTCTGAATCAGAACTAGCTGAGCATTTTGGTACACCAGATGACAGTACAGCTAAGTATTTTCTTACAGCCGCGGCATTCTTAAAGTATGGCAACGCGCTGAAGGTTGTTAGGGTATTATCAGGTCACGATAACGCGACTGCAGATGGTTCCGGACAACTGATTAAGAATAAAGAAGATTATGATAATAACTATGCTAACGGCTCCCTATCAAAGGGAGATTGGGTTGCTAAATATCCAGGAGTTCTAGGAAACAGCTTAAAGGTTTCTGTTATATCGCAAGGTATATCAAACTTTTCAGCTTGGACCTATGCAGGATCTTTTGATTCAGCACCAGGAACATCTGACTATGCAATCTCAATTGGTAAATCGGGCGCAAACGACGAATTACACGTAGCAGTTATTGATGAAGATGGTTTACTAACAGGTACTGCAGGTACAGTGTTAGAAACTTTCGCATATGTATCCCAAGGATCAGATGCTAAGAAGAGTGACGGAACATCCAACTATTACAAAGAGGTTATTAATAATAACTCTAAGTATATTTGGTGGACAGATCATAACTCTAACTTAGGAGAAGCAGGCTCACTTATTTCAGGTGTAGCAGGGGGATCATTCACAGTACACACATCAGCAATGGAAGCTTCATTAGCTGGTGGATCAGACGATAATGCACCAACAGCAGGCGAAATCGCAATAGGTTACGACTTATTCGAAGACGCTGAAACAGTTGATGTTAACTTATTGTTTGCATGTCCAGATGCTAACGGCACAGAGACAATCGCAGAAGACTTAATCTCTATTGCAACAGCAAGAAAAGATTGTATGGCTTTTGTATCTCCACCGATAGAGGACACAGTAGGAAGTTCAGCTCCAGCAACAGACGTTATGGCGTTTGCAAACGGACTAACTTCTTCATCTTACGCATCTTGCGATAGTTCAGCATTATACGTATACGACAAATATAACGACGTATATAGATATATTGGTGCAGCAGGACACGTAGCAGGTTTATGTGCTAATGCTTCAAACGTAGCAGATGCATGGTTCTCACCAGCTGGTGTAAACCGTGGACAGCTATTAGGAGTAACTAAATTAGCATACAATCCTAAAAAAGCAGATAGAGATACATTGTACAAAGGAAGAGTAAATCCATTGGTTTCTTTCCCAGGACAAGGTATGATGTTATTTGGAGATAAAACTCTACTTAGCAAACCATCTGCATTCGATAGGATTAACGTTCGTAGATTGTTCATAGCACTAGAGAAAGCAATTTCAACAGCTGCTAAAGCACAATTATTTGAATTCAATGATGAGTTCACAAGAGCGAATTTCCGCAATATGGTGGAACCGTTCTTAAGAGACGTTAAAGGAAGACGTGGGGTTACAGATTTCCAAGTAAT